GTCAGCTAGTAGTGTGAGACTCGATTGAGTTACCCTTGCCTTACGGCAAGGTCACCTTAGCACTGACAAGCAGTACTTTGTCGCGTTTAGTAACATCAAACGCGTTACCAGTGCTAAGCCTTTTCCTAATATCCCAATGCAGTAATGGGACTTCATCAAGCTCAAATTTAGCAAGAATCCTAGCCTTTACACCAAGAGCCGAAAGGCTCCGGGCTGTCGGGCGAGGTCTGCACATGAGCTTTCTGAAGAAGAACTCGGTACGCTTATTAAACACTAGCGGCCTCATATGAAGCTGCCAGTAATAGCGTTGTCCGAATCCGTTCTTAGGAAGCTTCCTCGAAGTAAAGAGGTGAGTGTCTAGGGACTCTGATGATGGACCGTGGAATTGCCTGCGAATGTTCGCAGGTATCCAAGCGGTAATCATCGCCAGAGTCTTTTCAACACGGACACCCCAATACCAAGGTAACTTCGCTGATGTAGAAACCAGCGAATTGTGCAAGTAAAACAAATCTTGCACTCCCTTGATATCCCTCTTGAGGAAGATAGGCCTAACGTCGTGCCCAGAGAAGTAATCCTTACCGCATGATTCCCGAAACGGACCAGATGAATAGGTTTTATCCTCATTCACCTTAAATCCACAAAGGGATAGTAAATCACGCAGAAAAGGATAGGCTGTCTTGGCGATAATTATATCGTCGCCAAACACAGCACACTTCCTGTCACTCTTCGTTCGCCGAATGCTACAACGCACAAGGCTTGCAAAGATAAGTGACTCCAATGCGAAGGTAAAACCATTACCCATAGAGGATATTTTCTCTAACGGGATGCTAGTATCACCGATAGCCGTTTTAGGGCACCGGAGATCAAGCAAAAGGTCAAACCAGGCAGGTGGAAGGAACATCTCACAAATTTTAAGTGAGATAAGATCAGAAGCCATGCTAAGGTCGACAGTGACTAAGTCACCATCTTCCGAAGCGATTTTGGCTAAAGTCTGGTTCCTTTCCTGGGTATTAAGATCGAATCCCCAACCGCGAAGTAACTTGCGGCGGAGGACCCGGTCCACACCCAACTGAAAATACACATTCAGTACCGGCTCAATCGCAATCGTCCGATCAATATCGAACGTTTTGGGCACGGTG